CAGACAAAGAGGAATATTTGAACACCCACCACCCTATAAAATAATCAGGTGTAAGAATGTTTGCTGGCGCTCAAAAGCCTTTCCTTTTCCTGCTGCGGCATACGGTCAAAAAAATCCTTTAGCGCCTGCGAAATGACTTTGCTTTCCGTCATTCCATTGACTGCAGCATATCCCACCGTCAATTTGTGATAAACAGGTGGCGGGTAACATTGCACCCTTCTTTCAATAGCTACGGATTTTTTTTTGTTTTGCATATTTTTATAGGGTTAATAACAGGTTTGCAGTTCTACGTCAACGCTGAACGATCCGATTGTAATGGTGTCGCCATCATTTACATTTGCCCCGTTTATTCTTACGTTGTACACCCTGTTTTTGTTTGTGTTAACCGTGCCTGATAAAATCTGATAGCCAAAAGTCAAACCGAATGATCCTGCCGTTACTGTCTGCGTAATGTTCTGCTGTATTGAACCCTGTGCAGGGCCGCCGCAGGTGATAAAATTGTCCGCAAATATTTTGTTGATATAAAAATCCGCATCCAGCGCCCTGGTAAGTTGCGCCTGAAAAGAAACAAACGTTCCCGCAACGAGAACGGAAAGCGTTAACTGCGGGTTTGCCGGTGCGGTTGCGTCACCATCCATAAAACTGTATCTGCGAATCATTATACCTGTTTGATTGTGTACGAAACTTCGTCATTGCCGCCGCTGTTTTTCCCAGCATAGAGAAAATACATAACGTTTGTATTACTTGCTGCGCTGGCCATGTTTCCGCTGTCCTTTATCGCTGTGCATCCCGATGGCGCGGTAACGGTAACGGTTTGCCCTGCACCAAACGCAAATTTCAACCGTACCACTGTTCCGGCCAGCGCATTTGTCAGGTCAAACGTGATGGTCAAATTGCCGGAAGTGGCGCTGGCAAATATGGTTTGATCGCTGGTGAATTTCAGCGTGAGCGTTCCTGATAGCGTTGCATAATTGGTGCGGGTAAGTGATGGCGGCACGGGTACCATTGCGTTGAAGTCAAACAGGCCCGATCCACTGGCACCGTTGGTAAACACAATTTTGCGTATCTGATGCACGTTGTGGGTGCTGCCATCCGTAAACGTTACCGGGTCGGCATTTGTTCCGTAAAACGTCTGCGCAATACTGGCCACGGCGGTATCTGATACGGTAAGGGTAAAGGCATCCACAAGGAATATTTCACCGGCGTAATAAATTGCCCCGGCGCTTACGTTCATGCTTCCCGTACTTCCGCTGTTGACAAGGCCGTGCAGCAAATATCCGTTTGTCACGTCACCGCTGCGCCCAATGGCTGCATTTGCCAGGGCTGTGATGGCTTCCTGATAGGCAAGCTGCAAAAAATCGAGCGTTCCCGCTTTTACAGGAAAAGCGGCTGAACTTGTAATTGATGAAGTTAATAATTTTTTCATTTTAATAAGTAGTAATTGTGTAAGTGATTCCTGATGGCAAATATTGATCTACAAACGCACGAAATATTTTAGTTCTTTGATCATCCGTACTCGCTAATGCGTTAAAAGTTGCAACTGGACAATGAATAATAAAATTTGAAGGAACGGTATAAACGGAACTTGTTCCAACGTATTCTGTGCTGCTGTTCAATCCAACTTTACTACTTTTTTCTTCTGTTATACCAACCCGAAATGATGCTACAGGTATGCTATTGTTCGTGATGTAAATATCCGATGTGTTTGGCGGCTGGCGAAAAACGGTGCCAAACCATTTGTTCATAGCATATTCCAGTACAATTTTCTGCCCGTTGTATTGTATGCGTTCGGATAAGCCGATGAAGTTCTGTTGTGCCACGCGCCACTTTGTTGTATCGGTCGGCACGGCGGTATTGTTGTCCACCAGGCTTTCGTAAATGACTTTGTTGCTATACTTCACCAGCGCATACTTCGGGTAAGGGTCTGTATTTACCCATGTGGGTGCCGTTGATCCTGTCCGGTACGAACCGAACCAAATGTCGCGCAGGTATTGAAGAGGGGAGAGCAGTACGTTTACCCATGCCACGGTGCGGGTAAAGCGCTTATCCGGCGGCAGCATCCGCGGGGTGAACTTTGAAAAATCAATATCGTAAATCGTTGGCATTTTATTCGGCAATGAAGTTTAATGAATCGGCCAGCGTGTTTCCACTGTCTGTTTCGCCTACTATGTACCCGGCCACGGTGTTCCACAAACGGCCAATAACTTGCTGGTTCTGCACCAAATAACTGCCCGATGCAAAGGCGGTCGAATTTGCGCGGGCCTTTACGTTCACCAGCACCACGTCATTTACACCGTCAACGTTGCGGATGGCATTTTCAAGATCAGTAACCTTTGCCTGTCCGTTGAATGGTATGGCAGACAGAAACGATTCGATGGCTGCAATTACGTTGGCCTGAATAACGGCGCTGTATTGTCCTTTATAGTAAACGTTTGCCTGCACATACAATTTGTCGCTGTCGTTGCTGGTTGCCGTATAAACCACACCTGCAATTCCGATGGTGTTGATATAGTCCTGCAGGGCGGAAAGTTCGTCACTGGTAAGCGGCCCGGGCGTGTCGCCTTTTGCCACTTTGATAATTACGCTGTTCGATAAATTTGTCGTTACGCTACACCTGGTTATTATTTGCAGTGTGGTGTCCGGCACCGGGTAAGCGGGTGCGAAGTCAATCAGTTGAATGACCTGCGGATTGGTGGCGCTGTACTGAAATTTGAATATCTGATCCTGCAACCATGCCGGTGTTGCCGGGGCAGCTTTTGCGGCAATGCTTTCAACGTTGGCGGTGAATATGTCAATCAGCTGTTCCAGTGCATTGATGGCCACGGCAATGATGTAGGCAAAGTTTCGGTATATGGCCCGCTTGCTGGTGCTGGTTAAAAGTGATCCCAACACGCTGTCGGCGGCAATGTTATCAAGTATCTGTGTTTGTATTTCTGCGATTGGTCGTGCCACTATTTAGGAATTTTATATTGTTGCGGAATGTTTTCAAAAACCGGTTCGGTATCTATGGCCACCTGTAAATCAAGGTCTGTCGGCGGGTCTTTCTCCACATATACGTTTCTTCCTGCATCGTATTCGCTTCCCTTGCTGTCAATAAAATGACAGGTGAAATTCAAAATAAAATGATACACGTTGTCGTGATCGAAGTCCTGCGTTTCTGATGTGCTTACCAGTGGGCCGCAAGCTGTGGGCTGAAAACCTGTGATGGCCGCCAGCACTTTGTCGCGCAGGTCGAATATTTCCAGGTCTTGTTCCATCGTGCCGTCCTGATTGTAAAACTCATGTACAAGGTGCAGAATGATATTCAGGTCAGCGCCGCGGCAGTTTACGCCAATGTTTTCGTAAACAACCGGGCTGCCTATTTCAATGAATGCAGCGGGCTTCGGATAGGCTTCGATGGCACCCGACTTTTCCATGTCAACGTGATTGTTCCAAACGTGGGCATATAGGGAAACGGTATTGCCATCCTGGTTCGTCACCTGAATGGTTGCCAGCTTTGTGAGTAGGCTTTCAATAACGTTTTTTATGCCTGCCATATCTTATCAATTTGTCCGGTTATCAGTGTAACCTGCTGTTTTCTTAATGTTTTGCTATCACCCATAAACCGGCGCTGCGGCATCCGCATCGTGTGTGCCTTTACCTGAACGTCGCCGGTCTTTGTAAATACCGTTGTTCGCCTTATGTTTTCCTTCAACTTGCCGCTTTTGGTTCTGCGCAAACCGATGAACTGGCTTGTGGTTGACTTTGTGAACTTTGCCCTTGTATATCCTTTCACCGGGCCGTTGTAACCATCGTTATGCACGGCGGCATAAGGAAGCGCCACGGTCAGGCGGATAAGGCTAAATGTTTGCGAACGAATAGACTGGCTGGCTGCCCTGCGCAATGCGCCCGACTTAACCAGCAAGGATCGGCCCTGGTTTTTCTTATTGGTTACCTTTCGGGGTTGCCATTTCTGCACGCTGCCATCATCCCATCCCTGTTTGCGCCAGCTATCGACAAAAAAGTTCTGCGCCTGATTCGCGAGCAGAACCGGAAGCGTCTTTTTCAGTCGCTCCATATTATTCAGCACTTTGTCAAAACCGAACTTTGTGGCCATTAGTCGCGCTTTGGTATTGGTAAAAATGTAACAGAAACCCCATGCAGAACACTGTCTTTATGTTTGCCGGTTTTTCCGTTTTTTGAAAGCCTATGTATGCTTGTTTGCGGAATGCCTGTGTTTATAGATGCTTCGACAGGCGACTTCCACGATCCTATAAAAATGCCATTTTTATAAACTACATAATTTCCTGTGCTTAACGATTCTCTCAATTTTCTTTTATGTTGTTCTTTCTTTGCGACGTTTTTATTTGCTTTTGAAATGAGAACGCCTTTTTCTTCGGGTGTCACATTTAATAAATCAAAACCCCAGCTTTTAAACTGATAAATCCAAAACATTTCTTCTGCAACACCATTCCCTTCTACTGTTTCAAGTATGTCAAGAATCGGTTTTTCTCCTAATTTTTTCAATGCACTTACCCATTGCGCTTTCTTCTTGTTGGCCAAATTAGATGGCGACAAATGAGCAATATACCTGCGCCCGGTGTCAGAAGTTTTTCCGACGTATCGTATCAGTCCGGTTATTGGGTCTTGCAATGTGTAGATGTAACTTTTCATTGTCTTTTTTTTAATCCCGCTTCGGTAGCGGAAGGTCAAAATTCCTTTTTGCCAGTTCCCGGTCCTTCGGTGCAACTTTGAAGTACGGGTGATCTTTGTCAAACACATAGCCGGTCTTCCCCGGATTCATTTTGAAAAGGTCGTCCATCATGCCCAGCGTTTCGTCAACCTTTTCGCCCTTCACTTTTGCGCTGGTAACTGTGCCATCGGATAACTGCTTCAGCATACACCGGCAATTAAAATGGTTCAGCGGCGCAACTTTCTTCCATATCGGGTCGTTCACCGGTGCGATAATGCCATCAAGCGGGCGGCAGATAACACTGGTTCGGCTATCCAGTACCGCGTGATATTCAAGCAACGGCAAAACGTCTGCCTGTTCTTCTATAACGTTCCATTTTCGTGCGTTCTGTGCCTGGCCGATGGCTGTATCATATTCGGTCTGCAACCAAGTTTTATTATACAGGTCATACGTTTCATCTGCTTTTTCGCGGAACTGTTTAAACGGCAATATTGCGCCGTCGTCACCGATTAGCTGGTCGGTCATTGTTCGCACTTGCTGATACGTCTTTGCTGCACTAAACAGGTAAATGTTCGTGCGCATTTCGGTAAGCAGTTCCATATCCGATACGTTGTAACCGGTAGGCTTATGCGCTTTGATCAAAGAACTGAATGTCGCCCCGTACCCTTCATAAACGCCTTTCTTTAGGTAGTCAGCTATTGCGTAATACAAAGACGTTGGCAGAAACCGTGGTTTGATTCTGCCGCTGTATATCCCCGAAAACAGGGCTTCCACCAGGTCGTCGCTGTATTTGAACATTTTACGCCGTTGCTGCTTTTACCGCCCACATTGCAGCTTCTTCATACGCTGTTTGCGCAATGGAAGCCAGTCTGCCATCTTTTGCTTTAAGTTCTTCACACAGGTTTATCAGTTCAGCAGACTTTTGCTTAATCTGATCCACCACACCGGAACTTGCCGGGTTAAATTCTGTACGAACACGCTGTTCGCCGATTGTCTTTTCCATGTTGCTATTTTGTTTTGGTTTTAAAATCATGCTTTAGCCGGTCTGAAAACTTCAGGGACCGGCGCTTCACTTCCGCTTCGTTCATGTTTTCAATCCGTGCCACCCGTTCCAGTCCGTAGTCAGACACAAGATTCTGCCACTGCTCCGGGTTGCGGCGGAACTGATCAATGCCGTAGCGCTTTTCAAACTGCATTTTCACTTCGGGTGTGTCGCCGTGTTCCACCATGATCTTGCGCGCAATCACTACTTTTTCAAACGGTTTCAGAAAGCGGTTAAATGCCCATTCTGCGAACCGAATGCGTAAAGGCTTTTTCATATTATTCAGTTGTTGTTGGCTGTGCGTAAAGGCTGTGCAGCATATTGCTCACTTTTCCCAGCTGCGCTTTGTCTTCGGGTGCCAGCGGTTCGGGTGCTTCGATAGCTTCTGCCGGAATGCCGGTTCGTTCGGTAAAATATGCCGCGTCCATTTTCAAACCAGCGTTCTTCATCGTCTGTGCAATCTGCGCCGTGGCCAGGTTGCTCTTATCTTCCCTTTCGCGAAGTTCTTCTTTTTCTTCGTCGTTCTTGAATGCAAACGAATAGCCGTCCGGGATGCGAAAGCCGTTCAGTTTCATTTTCGGCACCAGCTGTCCGTTCACGATTCGCTCAATGAACCTTCCATCCTTTGTCTGCTTATCCCGCAGCGCTTTGGCCACCGGGTTATCGTCTCCGTCTGTGGCACCCAGCTTTCCGGGTGTGCTGTCCATTGCATCGGAATGGCCCAAAACAAGTTTGGAAACAATTTTTTGGCAGCGGTCTTCCAGGCTTTCGTAGGCTGTGTACCCGGTTCCGGCCATATTGTTTTCCAAAAACTCAATTTCGTCCTGCGGGTCAACTATGGCCCAGCCTGCCGATCCCATATTCTGTATGGCGCTTTCCAGTTCCGCCCTTTCATCTTCATTTGTCTTCGTGGTTTTACCTACGCGGTAAGGCATGGCGAACAGTTCCACAAAATCGCCGTTATATCCCAGCGTGTTGCGCAGGAATATTTCGTACAGGGCAATTTTGTAAAACAGGCCATAACCGCAAGCGCCTGTTCCGTTTTCGTTTACGGTAGGCACCCAAATGTGCCAGTCTTTGTATGGATCTTCATTGAAATTTGCGCCGCCGATTGAGTACACCAGCTGCGTTACGTTCATCCGTTCCGGGCTTACATTCCAGCGGCGGATCAGTGACAAGTTGGGGAAAGAATCGTTTTCAATATCGCCCAGGCTGATAAGGCTGTAACCGAAAAAAATGGCATCGAGCGAATAGGCAATAAAGTTGTCAAACCATTCCTGTGCAAACATGGCGTTTAGTTCTTCGCTTTCGTTGCCCTTTGCATCTTTGAACGTCCACTGGCGAAGCATGGTCAGGTCTTTTCGGCGCTCCATCAGGCTATACACATGGCCGTTCAGGATGGTGTCTATGTACATACGCTGCATCCGTACCCGGTGCGGATACCATGCGTTTTCGGCTTCACCTACGGCCTGCCGCCACATTTGCACGTCATGGCGCAAACGTTGAAGCTGTACCGGGGCAATATAGTTGGAAAGGTTCTGCTTTACGTCCACGGCACCGCCGCCCTGCCTTACCTGAACGCTGCCCGGAGCGCCGTAAACAGTAGGATAACCCGATGCGCTGAATGCCGGGATTTGGTTTTTTATATTGCGTAAGCGGTTGCCCTTTCTGCTCATTAGTAGGAATTTTGATTTTTAACGTTGCCGCCGTACCTGATCCGCTGGCCGCTTTTGGGCTGTATAACCGGCAGTTTTGCCGTCATTTCACCACGGGCAAAGGCTTGCAGCATTTGTATTGCGTTGGTGTACCTGTCTTTTCGCAAGTCGGGTATATTACGCGGCGAAATACGACTGTGCAGGTGAAACAGGGTAATATCAATAACAATCATCAGCACGGATTGCGTTCGGTTATCCCCTGCTGTCCAGTAGGTTGTATTTGTGGGCAGCGTGCCTGCCGGTATTGAATAGGTCGAAAGTTGCTGCCAGTAAATAGCACCGTTTACGGGATCGTCAGGGAAAACGTTCGGCAGCGGTATGTTCTGAATCTTCCCATACTGGATGCTTTGGCCTGGTTCAATCGTTGCCACCTTGCAGGTGTACACTTTGTCCTTCCAAAATACCTGATCACCTACCACATAGGCGGCCTGATAATCAAATAACGGTTTGGGATAAGTTCCGAAAAACAGGTCGTATTGAGCGCCCAGCTTTTGCCAGTGTGCCGCGTTCCATGCTTCAGCGGTGCCAATGGCCGTGGTGCAGATATACACGTCGTTATTGTACAGGGTAAGCGCGTGCAGCGCGTAGGTAGATTGCGCGCTGTAGGCTGTAGCGTCAAGATAAACGCGATCTGTGGCCTTGTACGTTGCTGCGTAGGCCCACGGCAACGTATCTGTAAATTCCTGGTCGGTAAGGTATTTTTGCGTCAGGTAGCCGTATGCTTCCTCTATGGCCTGCAGTTCGGCGGTATTGAGAACGGCAAGATCGTTGCCAATAATTTGCAGCAAGTTGTCCTGCTGTATCTGCTTTTTAAAGTCTGAAAAGATAAGGTAGGGCATCGGCACGGTATTGCACCGTTAAAAATAAAGGGAAAAGTTTTAAAAATGTTCAATGTAACTCAATTTTTTTCTTTTTATACTGCACAATTTGCATAATGTTTCACATGGAACAAAAAAGGGCAGCCCATTACAGGCCGCCCGTGTACAACGAAACGAAACGCGGTTAAAATAATCCTATTACTGAAAACCCAATATTGATGCCTGTTATGTTATTCCAGCCTACCAGTCCGCCAACGGTTGCGAAACTTCTGCCGTCCGGTGCGCCGTAAATTCGATAATCGTACTGCCTAAATCCGGTTCGATCTATGCTGCCGGTGAATGCAAAGGCGTGCAGCAGCTTGCTTTCTGATCCGTTGAAGCGAATCCGGTACATAACGGTGGCAGTCGGGATGGCTTGCATTACGTCATTTTTGGCCTTGTCGCCCACTTCTGTTTTCATGTACCTGGTGCCTATGGCTGCGCTGAAATTATCAACGATTGTGCCTTTGCCGTATATTCCACTGATGCCAAATGAAAAGGAAGGCGAAGGCATTGCATCTTTTCCGGTTTCAATGTTAAATCCGGCAGTAAATATTTTATCGCGCTGACAGTGGCTTTGTGCGGTAGCTGTGAATAATATAAAAAGGGCGACGGCTGTGAATAGGGTTTTCATGGTTTCGTTTTTTTGTGCCGTTAGGCGGTTATTTTTTTATTGTTAGATTTTGGCTGATTTAATTTTGCTAAGTCAAAAACAAGTTTGATATAAAGACCGTATTCTTTTATTTGTTCTTCCGTGTACCCATAATCATTGCCGATATTTTTAAACTCTTTTTTCCAGTATGAAAATTCAAATTCCTTGCACCCAATTCGCAAAAAACCTTTTTTGCATTCATTAACAAAATGGCGGCTTCCCTGAATCTGTAAGGGTGATTTATCCCACGCATTGCCGTACACCTGCGCATCGCCGTACACCTGCGCATTGCCGTACACCCACGCATTGCCGTACACCCGCGCATTGCCGGACACCCACGCATTGCCGTACACCTGCGCATCGCCGTACACCCGCGCATCGCCGTACACCCACGCATTGCCGTACACCTGCGCATTGCCGGACACCCACGCATTGCCGTACACCTGCGCATTGCCGTACACCCACGCATCGCCGTACACCTGCGCATTGCCGTACACCTGCGCATTGCCGGACACCCACGCATCGCCGTACACCTGCGCATCGCCGTACACCTGCGCATCGCCGGACACCCGCGCATCGCCGTACACCCACGCATTGCCGTACACCTGCGCATCGCCGTACACCCGCGCATTGCCGGACACCTGCGCATTGCCGGACACCCACGCATTGCCGTATAGGTTTTCTTCTTTCTCAATAAACCCACCTTTATCTCCTTTATTCCCCCAGCGACAATCAGCAGTCAATTCAATTCTGAAAAGTTTTATTCCGAACGCATTTACAATAAATTCGGACGTTAGTTTGTAGTGTTTCATAGTTCCGTTGTATTAATGGTTAAAGATTACTTTTTTGGCTGCCATTCTTCCGGCAGGTAGTGCGCTTTTCCGCCTGCCAGGTAGTACAGTTCGCCGTCCTGATCGGGCAGTATTTCGGCCTGTACTATTTCGCCACGGTAGCGGATAGTCGCGGTGCTGGTGGTGGCATTTACAAAAATTAGCGTAGGTTTCATGGTGTTTCGTTTTGTTGACAGTGTAAAGATGTGGCAAATAATTTATTCACGCAATACCTTAAGCAAATTTTAATGTTATTTTAATATTGCCTGTTATGCGATATAGGGTTTTTGCCCACGGTAATTTTTGACTGAACGCCGCCCTTTTGATATAGCATAAATTCGGCAGCATAGGCGTAACAAAGCAGGTAGTCATTGGCATCAGAACAGTGGCCGTACTTTTCAAAACTGATACCCGTATCGGGGTGCTTTTCCTTTATTTTTGCCTTTGTACCGTCCGCCGCTTCTTTCAGGTACATATAGTCGGAAATGGTTTTATTGCAGGTGTCGCCAATAATGACAGTAAGACCGCCATTGTTATGGTCAAATACGGCATTTATCCAATTACCACGCATTACTACTGCCGGGGCCGACTTTGCCACACGCAGGCTGGGGCGGTAGGCTGCCAGTGATCGCTGAATAATCACAAAATCATTATATCCCTTTTCTGTTCGGGTATCTTCCTGCATACCGGACGGATCGCCGTAAATAAACAGGCCCGCTTTGTGGCCAGGGTATAAGCGGACAAATTCCCGGCAGACGTTTTCGGTTCGGTTGTTGGGGCTTTCCAGCGTTATTTCGTTGATCTGCCAGGCCGTTTTCCCTTCCAGCTGCCAAATGGTGCAGGTCATGTATGGGTTTACGTTGAAGTCGAAGGAAATGTGCAGCGGCAGGTCGGGATTGTATTTAACCGTGCCGGTGTTCTTTGCCCGTTGGAATAGTTTGTAAAAGTTTCCCCCGGTTTGCTTCCGCGTCCACAAACCTTTTGAATATACGCTGTACAGGTATGTGTTGGTGTTTTTATACCCTTCAATCTGCGCCTTTACTGCATCCGGCAGCCAGCGGTTATCCTGATAAACGGAATGGTGTATTGTAACACTGTATTCCACCTTTCGCCCTTCCACTTCGATGGCCGTGGTTGTTCGGTAAGATAGTTCGTTGTGGCCTTCAAAAAAACGCTTCCAAAACCAGTTTTCCGTGTAGTCGCCTTCAATTTCGGGGTTGATAGTAAAATATTCCTGCAGGCGGTCAGCTTTCCCGGATCGTATGGTCAGCGATATGGTGGCAAAATCTTCTTCGTCCGGTATGTCTTCTTCATACCATACGCAGGTCGGGTCTTTGATTGATTTCAGGCTGGCCGGATCGTCACCGCCGCGGGCAATGAACCGATTCCCATTTACGCAAACAATGGAAAGGGGAGAAACGCGAAACTGAAATAAATCCTGCAGGCCCAGTGTGATAATGGTCTGCTTTAAGTTTTCGTAGCTGGATTCCTGTATGGTGTTGTATTTCTTTCGGTACAGGATGCACTTAAAATATTTGTGCGTTAGGCAATTATAAACAAGCTGTTTGGCGACAAAATCGGACTTTGAAGAACCCCTGGAACCGTACAGAATAACGTACCGGTCTGCGCATTTCGTCAGGGGTACAAATTTTTCATTGATTATTTTTGACCATTTTGGCCATATAACGCGGGTTATCATTCTTCATCTTCAGGGGCTTCAACTATTATAGTTCGGGAAGTGCTGGTAACGTCCAGTTTATCGCCGTACTTTTTAGGCTTCAATTTGCTGGCAATCCATTTGCGGGTTTCAACGCGAAGTTTTGATCTGTTGGTGACTTCCTTATCTTCAACGTTGTACGTCTTATCGCCCTTTTCGATAGTCATATAGTCGTTTGTGCCATCGTCGGCAATATCCAGCATATCTTCCACCAGTAAATCGGCCTGTTCTTCCTTCGCGCGCGTGTATTGTGCAAGAAAACCGTTTTTGTCTTCCCGTAGCCATTTAAGGACAGTTTGAACCGATGGCATATTTTCATCTGTACATATTGTTCGCAGGCTTCTTTGTGTGGTTGCTATCTGTTCGCAGATGCGGTCAGCAATAGATTGGCTGTATGATTCCGGTCTTCCCTTTGGCTTTGGTTGATTTTTTACAGGTGCCTTTTTCTTTGCTTTTGCCATATCAGATTCGATTTGCAGATAAGGTTTTATGCGTAAATAGTTTGTTTTTGTGCTTTTCCTTCAAAAAATCAATGTGCTGTTTTTTGTCGCCGTATTCGATATGATCCGTCCGGCATAACGCCATCAGGTTTTCAATGGTGTCTTTCTGCCCTGATCCGCCCATACCACGGCATTCGATGTGGTGAATGTCCACCGCCCGCTGGCCGCATACTTCGCAGGCAATAAAATCGTCCTGGCCATATCCGAAATGGTTCAGGTATGTTTTAACGTGCGGTTTCATTGGGTCGTTTTGTCAGTTAAAAGTAATAAAAAGTTTGAATGTATTAAAACTATTGGATTTTTTCAGATTCACCTTCAAATTCAAGTTCCATTTGAACGCTGGGGGCTTTCTTTCCATCCAAGTACAATTCTACTTCGTATTGTAGCTTTCTGATCAGCGATGCGAGTTTAAAACTGTATTGATACCCATTGTGTGTGTCTTCCCATTTTGTAAACGGTGAAACAAGATTCAAAACCCGGTTGCCAGCAAGCTGTCTTCTTCCAATCAAAGTAACACCTTCGTGTTCATCGCTGCCCCCAATCGTAAACCCGGTAACTTTTAACTTTGAAAGTATTGGGTGAGGAATGTCAACGTAGGCAAAAAGGTCAATTTCACCGACTTCTGTTTGTTCGCACAAATATGCCAGGTGTGGTTTCAATTCATCAAGCAATACCAGTAAATCATTGTGCGGTGACCATGTGCATTTTTGCGAAGATTCAATACTAAACTTTTCGTTCCCATCGCTGATTACAGTGTCAAATTCGATTTCCATGTAACCAACGCTGTTAAGTTTTGCTTTTTTAATGGTTCTCATATTGTAGGTTGTTTTTTACTTTCCATACACCAGCATCGCTGCATCCCTGGCGTGTTCGTTGGTAATATGCTGCCAGCCGGTCATTTTTTTGAACGCCGCTGCATCCAGTTTCGTTCGGTTGTTTTTGGGTGCCACCATTTCGTAATTGGCCCCGATTGATTTCAAAAAGTCTTCCCATATTACTGCGTCACGTTTCACCGATCCTGCGCCCTGTAACTGTTCGCGGCCTGAATTTCCGAACCAGCGGCGTTTGCGTGCATCTTCAACACGGATGAATGTCACGGCCAGTATATCCTTTTCCAGCATCCGTATGTTATCCATTGCTGTGTGTATTTTCATGCTGGTAACGTCCAAAAACCGTTTTTCTTGGGAATCCCATATTGCGTACCCGGTTGTTGTGCCGGTGTCTATGCCAATGAAATATTTATACGGTTTCATAGGGTTGCAACTTACTTCGCAGGGTTTTAATACTCAATTAAATTTTGATTAAAGTCAACTGATCTCGTTTCACCGGGTATTTATTCCCAGCCGCGTTCTGTACAATCAGTACGTTTTGAAATTCCGCGGTAACGCTTACGGTTTCGCCTTTCTTTCCGTACTGCTGTTTTTTAAAATTGCTGAACACGTCTTCATTCAGCTTTGCTTTGATGCTTTGATTTTTCATATTCAATCATTGCGGCTGTGTTTTTCATCCTTTCTTCCATGCTGATTTCTTCTGAATTTCTTACGTCTGAATAGTCGGGCCGGTGATTAGCTGCCTGTTCTTCCCGAATAGCCAAGATTGACTGAAACCGTTCTTCCCGGTACTGCTCAAACATTTCCATGAACTTCGGTATGTCCATGCTTTCATAAAGCGCTCCATATTCGCCACGGGTCAGGCGCTGCAGAAACAGCATCAGGTCTTCCAGCGCCAGGTTATCTTCTTCGGCTGTTTCGATAATTGCATCGGTCAAGTCCATGATCTGCGTGGCGTTCATTGACCGTTTCAGGTTCATGCTTTCCATTGCGGCGGTAATACCCACACCCACCAGCGCGGCGGCTCGTGGCAGGTCTTCTTTGGCCAGTTGTGGCAGCCTGGCCCCGGATGGTATGCTGAACAGTGCCAAATAGTTTGGATGGCCAGCAGGCGTTTTGTATGGCTTAATGGCCATGTTCATGGCTTGCCGGTTGCCGTTTTCCATAGCGACGATGATGTTCGTCTGCCACTTCTCTTTGTAGGTTGCCAGCTGAAATTTTTGATTTTCCATCAGGTAAAGGGTTTTTAATGCTGTTATAAAATTTTTGAATGCTGCCAGCAATAGATTTCAATGGCATATTTACCCACCATGTATCTTTTTCGACTTCAAATGCTATCTGATCCCATGTGGAAAGTATTAACGACCGTGTTGCCACGTCTTCGATATTGGCAATGCCGTGCTGCTTAATCATGAACTGTAGAATGCGACCTGCCGCTGCGAAGTCTTCTGTTTGATCTTTGGTGTATGTCGGAAATTTACTGTACCAAGCGCGGCACATTGTAGGCACCAACTGCGGACCGTCAAAAAGGTTTTCAGACTTTCCAAAAGTGTTTTCAGTTTTACTTTCATTTTCTTCTTCATCTTCATATTCAATGCGCGTGCTTCCGCTTGGGTTAACCGTTGGGTTTATTTTGGGTTTTCTTCCGCCTTTTTTACCGTTTTCTTGCTGCTTTTTCAGGTATTCAAGACGTTCTGCGCGTATTTTTTCCAGCCGTTCATTGATCATTCCCGTTTGGGTTTCAACAAACTTTTTCCCAACTGTAGGCCAACTGGATTGCATACTGGTTACGATTCGGCTTAACCGTTGGGTTTCTTTTGGGATTTCTCCTTGCGCCCATTGGTGCATCAGCAGGCGCATGTAACAGCCAAATTCTTCGTCTGTCCAGTCTCGAGTTGACCGGTCAATATCGTTGTAATATAGGGGTAGGATCGGATTGTTAGCCATGGTGCTGGCCCTTTTGCTCACCGGCTTTTTTCAATTTTGTAATAACACCTTTTAAAGCCTTGGTTCTTTTACGTTCCATTTCATACAACTCTCTGTAACCATCCCTTGAAATTTTCATGTAGTTATAATCATTCTGAAGCTGAACATGATTTTTTGCCATTGCTTCGGTTGCGTCTGCAATTCGTTGTAACGATCCGGCGTTTAACTGATCAATTGTTAAATATTCGTCGCTGGTTCCGTAATGCTTACGGCTTTCGTCGCGATACCTTTTAATGTCTGCCATAGGGTAATAAAAAGCCCCGAATCGCAGGGAAGTTGCAAAACGGGGCCGGTTATGTTTAACCATTGAATCCGTGCTGTGCTTCCCTTCACTGCGCGGATTGTGTCGTAAATATACGCACTGTTTTAAAACTTCAAAACAAAGTTTGAATGTACATGAAAAAAAAATCAGAACATGACGGGCTGATAGTTTATAGGCTTTTCCTTCCAATACGTTACCGTATTGCCTGTCACCGGGTCTTTGTCTTTCCGATCCATTACTACCAAACCGTTTTTTACTAATTCATTTCGCCTGCCGGTAACGCGGTTAATTGGCCAGCCCAAATACTCCGCGATCATGCGGTCATTGCACACTCCCAATTTGCGGATAGCAATGAATACCTGTTGTCTGCAGAAGTCGCGGCGCTGTGCAGGTGTGCCGTGGTATGCTACGCCGCTGGTTTCGTGATCGTAAGGCATAGGTTATGGTTTTGTTTCAGGTTCGATGGATATGTGAAATTTAGAAAATTCTTTCAGGCGAATAAGTTCAGACTTCCACATTTCAATCAGTCGAACCCTTCGCTTCACGTCTGTGTACCGGGCGCAGCGTACTTCGATTCCGTTTTTATACAGTCGAAGTATGCCGCGCCTGTCGTACCGTGGTTGTCCGTATTTTTTCATTAGAATGGCAGGTCGTCTGTTGGTGGAAAATCTTCGTTGTCATTGTAATTTTCTCCAAAACCCTGCTGCGATGCAGGTGCAGGTCGCGCTTGCTGATCGGCTTCTATTTTCCAGCATTTTAGCGTGTTCATTACGCCTTCTTTTTCGTTTTTTGACCAGTACCGGCCCCGAACGTCAACGCTGCAGGTGACGGTTTGGCCTGGTTTGAAGTTGTCCAGTTTGTTACAGGCACCCTGCTGAAATTCAAGATTGTAAGTGTTTGGGTACTGCCCTTCGGTTTCTTCCAGCCAAAGGATGCGCTTTTCAAAATTTCCAATGACTTCGGACGGGAATATTCGTTTGATCCGCCCGGATAGTGTAATGTTTGGCATAGGTTAAATTTTTGCTTTTGCGTAAGTAATTGTTTTGTCAACCAGTTCACAAACTGCTGCGTGAATGGCTTTGTGTTTTTTGCTTTTGAATGCAAAATCGGTTTTGACTGAATGCAGCCGGGTTAAAAGGTCATTAAATTTATCTTTGTCGCCCTTTGCCAGTTCTGCTTCCTGTGCAGCAATGCGGTCCGCTTCGGCTTTGGCTTCTGCGTTGCGTTTGGCTTTCAGTTCTGCTTCCAGCTTTTCGCGTTCAGCACGTTCTGCGGCGGCTTTTTCTTCGGCTTCTTTTCTGATCCGTTCAGCTTCTTCCCGTTCCTTGCGGCGTTGTTCTTCAAGCTGTTTTCGTTCAGCCTGCAGGCGCTCATTTTCGATGCGCAGGCGTTCGCGTTCTTCCGCTTCGGCTTTTTCACGTTCAATGCGTTCTGCTTCCGCTTTCTCAGCTGCAATCCGGGCCGTTTCTTCGGCTTCTGCTTTGAACTGTTCAGCGGCTTTCTGCTGAAGTATTGCGCCGTTATACATACAATCAAAGTCTTCCCCGGTCATATAACCAAGGTCGATGTTCACCGGAAAGTATTCATGCAGCCCAGCAACCAGCTGCTGCCGTTCGATCCGAAGTTCGTCGCGGCGCTTTGCTTCCATGCGCTCAACAAACTTTTCCTGATCTTCAAGGTGCTTTTCAATCGGTACGATACCGGCTTCAATGACGTTGTAAATACCCTGAACAGCGCGGCCATATCGCAGGCTGTCGGCTTTCAGTTGTTCGCGCAGTTTGTCGGCTGTGGTGCGCACCTTACGCAATGCCAGCCGTCCTTCGCGGGCCAGTTGCATTTCTGCTGTCTGCGTTTCGTCGGTAACGACAAGTTCAAACGCTTTGTGTTTCCATTCGTTGATCTGATCCAAAAACGGGGCAAACTGTTCAATGATGTTTTGCGCTGTTTCTTATGCCAGTTGTTCTTTGTTGGTGATGGCCAGCAATTCTGCCGGTGCCATAATTTCCGTTGTTTTCATGTGGTGGTACGGTTTATTTGTATAATAATGCTTTTGCCATCAGGACGCGGGCGGTGAGCGCGTCTTTGTCTTCCTGCGGAACTTCAAATTCAAAAGTGACCAAGTTTTTGTAATATCCGCCATCGGGCAGGTATGGCAGCCAACTGGACGGGCTTTCGGCAATGAAACGATATTGCCAAAGGTCTTCACCATCGTAGTTTTCTGCCATTTCCCGCACCGCTTCCAGTTCGGACAGGTAAGGCATATACAGAATGGCTTCGGCCCGGTCTACTTCGTAAATGATGGCGTTAGATACCATCTGCCAGTATTCTTCCGGGCATTCTTCACGCAGCAGCGCAACGTCCTGTTTCATCAGCACGTCCGCGTATTGGCAGAAATTCTTCGGCCAGTAACATTTAATTTCGCCAATTTTTACACCCGGCATAACCAGGTCGGGTGATCCGGCCCAGCCTGCAATGCCGGGGTGTTTGGCGGTTCTGTCGCTGGTAAGTTCATACCCAAAGGGCAGCATTTCAAATACGCGCTGTTCCATCAGGTGGCCCCAAGCCATTTCTTTTGAATAGGCTTCTACGTTGACGCTTCGGCCCAAACGCATTTCCATGCGCTTTTCTTCGATGTAGGTCAGGCCGGGTGCGCCGATACCTTTACCTGTTTTGTCGTTCTTCATCAGTTTCCATATCTGTGAACTGGTGAAATTTGCAATTCGTTCTTTTATCTCTATCATGGTTTAAATTGATTCGGTTAACAATAATTCGCGGTGTTCTTCTGTCAGGCTGTATTTCATTTCTACCTGCTCAATGGTGTACTGGCCGCTTTTCAGCGCTTCCACGGCACCGGCCCACTTCGGGCTGTCGGGAGTAAGGGCAGGAAGTTTCGGCTCTGTATTACGGATGCGCAGGCATTCTACTTCTTCGCCCTTCAACTTTGTCGTGGTGACAAATAGTGTGATCTGTTTTCCGGCCCAATCTTCGATGTACGGGGTTTTGTAAATGGCCTGGATGGTTTTGCAGTTTGTCCGGTTTAGGATCAGCGGCTTTTGATTTTTCAGGTAAGCCACGGTGCATTCTTCGCTGCGTCCGCCTTCGCCTTTAACCATTTCGCGTTTGACGTGGGTAATGGTAACGGTCAGGTCTTTGCCTTCGTCCAGCGAATAGGCACCGATGTAGTCGGGGTTTACAAGGCGCTTCCAGTGCGTCTTTTCGTTAGTAGCTTTACTCATATTGTGGTTGTTTTATTGTGCGATATTCAAATACAGCGCGTGAACTTCTGCCATCTGCACCATGTTCGTTACCGGAAGATTGCGCTGCATAACGTCAATACATAGCGGCATCATTGTGTTATCAAAATACTGCTGCAGCCTTGCTTTCAGTACATTGTTCCAGCACAGTTTTGCCACCAGCTTTTCGCGGGTGTTGAACAATTTCACCGGGTGAAACGGATTCGGACTGTTATCGTATGTGTACAGGTCCGTTTTCAGTGATGAAATTCTGCAGTCTACTTCGTGAATCATTTGCTGAATCTTATCAACTTTTTCAAGGGTCGAAAAAACGTGGCGCGATTTCATATTCGTTAGGGTTTTGGTTAGTCTTCAATCATGTGATGGGTTTCGCATTCACACACAGCTTCAGCCGCCAGTTCTTCCATGCGGTCGTATTTATAGCTGCTGATCAGCGCCCGCAGGTTGTTTTCATCCAGTGGCGGGCAGTCGTCCATTGTGAATGATACGGTTCCGTCTGTAATACGGTAAAATTTGCCAATAGGCCAGCCGTAGTTTTCGGCTGTTACGGTAATGGCTCCGGATTGAAAGATTGTTTTCATTTCGTTCGTTTATAGAACTAAGGTAAATAATATTTTGTTCACCTCAAACAAAGTTTCAAAACTTTTAAGCGTATTTTAATACGGGTACAAAAAAGCCCCAGTGGAAACCGAGGCCGCTACTAACGAATGCTTGCCAAAACTCTATTGTGCAAGTCAGTTTTCA